CGCGAGCAGGCCGCGGCGCTCGCCGAGCAGCGGCGCATCCTCGCCGAGGAGTTGCAGCCCGACGAGCCGGCGCCGGCGCCAGAACCGCCCGCGCCGACCCCGCCGCCGCCGCCGCAGACCCCGCCGCCGCAGCCGTCGCCGCCGGAATGACGCTGCCGCTCCAAATGACGCTCGGCCAGCTGCTGGCGCTGCCGCAGGCCGAGCGCATCGCCACGATGCGGGCGCTGACCGAGCGCGCGGCGGCGCTCGGCGACTACCGGCTGGAGCCCTCGCCGCCGAACACCCAGCAGGGCGACGGCAGCGTCGGCGTGATGCGCATGCCGACCGCCTACCCGGGCACCTTGCTCGCCACCGATAAGGACGAGGACGAGGGTGGCCGGTAAGCGCGTCGCCCTGACGCTGCCGCCCGGCTCGAAGCGGCGCGCCACGCCGCAGGACACCCGCGGCGGTTGGTGGGATATGTCGTTGGTGCGTTTCGCCGGCGGCATGCTGACGCCGATCGGCGGCTGGAAAACCCTGCCCGGCGTGCAGACCAACGGGCCGGTGCGCAACCTGCTGTCGTGGCGCGACCTCGACCGGCTGCGCTGGGTGGCGGCGGCGTCGCTGGCCGACATCGTCGTGTGGGACGGCGCCACCGGCACGGTGATCTCGCCGGACGACTTTGTGGCCGGCCAGGCCGCCGGCCTGCTCGACGGCTACGGCATCGGCGGCTACGGGCTGGAGACCTACGGCACGCACCGCACGCTGGAGCCGGAGCAATACCGCGCCGGGCCGGGCGACCAGATCGCGCTCGACAATTACGGCGAGACGCTGCTGGCCATGGGCAGCGCCGACGGGCGGCTGCTGCAATGGTCGCCGGTGCTGCCGGTCACCACAAAGCTGGCACCGGTCGCCGGCGCGCCGACCGGGCGCAGCTTCATCACCACGGACGAGCGCAGTGTCGTCATCCTCGGGGCCGCAGACGACCCGCGGCGGATCGACTGGTGCTCGCTCGAACTGCTCACCGACTGGGCGCCGACCGCGACCAATACCGCGGGCTCATTGCAACTACGCTCGACCGGCACCGGGCTGGCGATGCGCCGGGTCGCACAAGGCATCCTGATCTGGTGCGACGACGACGTGCATATGCTGCAATTCGTCGGCACGCCCTACGTCTACGGCCTGCAGCGCATCGGCTCCGGCTGCGGGCCGATCGGCCCCGAGGCAATGGTCGGCTGGGCCGGCCGTAGCGTGTGGATGGGCAAGCAGAGTTTCTGGATTTACGACGGCAACGTCCGGCCGCTGCCGAGCGATATCGACGGCTATGTGTTCGCCGACCTTAACGCCATCACCGCCGGCCAGGCGTTCGGTTTCCACAACGGGATCTTCCCCGAGGTCACCTGGCACTATCCATCCGCGTCGGCGACGTCGCCGGATCATTACGTGACGTGGAATTACAAGGACAACCTCTGGACCCATGGGATACTCGCCCGCAGCATTGGCGCCGAGCCCGGCGCGTACGGGCTGCCGCTGCTGGGCACCGTGGCAGGCACCGTCTACCAGCACGAAACCGGCTATCTCGACGACGGCGCGCCGCGCGGTGCCGCGGTCTACGCCGAGACCGGCGATCTGCAGATCGGCGACGGCGACACACTGGTGCAGCTCGATGCGATCTACCCCGACCTGCGGCAGGCGGATCTGGTGCAGTTCCACCTGAAAGGCCAACTCGAGGCGGAGGACAGTGAAACCGACTTCGGGGTGTACGACGCCCAGGCGCGCACCGACGGGGTGATCGACGTGCTGCTCGACACGCGCTCGCTGCGGCTGCGCATCGAGGGGCGGCAGGACGGCCCGTGGCAGCTCGGCCGCATCCGCCTCGGCCTGACCCCCGGACCCGGCCGGTGAGCCGGCGCCCCGCCATGCCGTCGCTCCGCCTGCCGCGCGCGGCGCGCGGGGCACCGACGCCGCAGGAGTTCAACAGCGCGATGGAGCAGCTCGAGCGGGCCGACCAGGCCAACCTGAAAACCGGCACCACGCCCGCCTTGCCGGCGCTGGTGCTGACCGCGGCGGACGGCTCGGCCTGGACGGTGACGGTGTCGGCCACCGGCGTGCTGAGCACGGTGCCGGCGCGATGAGCCCGCGGCTCGATCCGGCGGAGGCGCGCGTCGTCGACTGCCTCGAGCGCGCCCTCGCGCTGGCCGGCGGGACGCATGATTTCCAGAGCGACGTGGTGCCCCGGCTGCTCGACGGCCGGGCGCAATACTGGCAGCGCGGCGCGGCGGCGATCGTCACCGAGATCCACCACTACCCGCGCTGTCGCGACGTCAACTACTGGCTGGTCGGCGGGCGGCTGGCCGACGCGCTGGCGCTGGTGCCGGAGATCGAGGCCTGGGCGCGCACCCAGGGGGCGACGCGCGCCGTGGCGTTCGGCCGCAAGGGCTGGGCGCCGGTGCTCAGCCGGCTCGGATTTCAGGCCGCCGGTATCGGTTACCGCAAGGATCTGGGTGGCGCGTCATGAGCAAGGGTGGTGGCGGGCCGCAGACGGTGGTCAACAAGACCGAGCTGCCGATGTGGTTGCAGCAGGGCGGCGCGGAAAACCTGGAGTTCGCCAAGCAGGTGGCGGCGCGCCCCTATGAAGCCTATGCCGGCCCGACGGTGGCCGGGACGCCGCCCGATCTGACCAGCGCGATGGACTGGATCCGCGCCAATTCGACCGGCGCCAGCGACGCGATCACCGGTGCCACCAGGGCCATCACCGGCGGCAATCTCACCAGCACGGCGCAGTCGCTGTTGAATCCCTACCTCGGCAACGTCGAGGCCGGCGCGGAGGCGCAGCTGCAGCGCAGTGCCGACCAGGCGCAGAACGATCTGGCGAGCCGCGCCGCTTCGGCCGGGGCGTTCGGCGGCACGCGCTTCGGCGTGCAGTCAGCCGAGCTCGCGGGCAACACCGCGCGCCAGGCCGGCGATCTCTCGGCGAATATCCGCAGCCAGGGGTGGAACACCGCGGTGCAGACCGCGCTGGCGCAGGCCGCCGGGGTCACCCAGGGCGCCACCGCGGGGCAGACCGCCGGGCTCACCGGCGCCGGTGCGCTGGCGTCGGCCGGGGCGCTGCAGCAAAACCAGGCGCAGACCGAGATGAATGCCGCGCTGGCGAACTGGCAGCAGGCGCGCGACTACCCGCTGGAGCAGCTGGCGATCCGCCAGTCGGCGCTGAGTGCAACGCCCTACGGCGGGACGACGAGCAGCACGCAGCCACTCAACCGCGGCAATCAGGCGATGACGGGGCTCAGCGGCGCCGCCACGGGCGCCGCGCTGGGCGGTGCGCTGGCGGGCACGCTGGGGATTTCCTCCGGACTCGCGGCCGGCGGCGGTGCCGGCCTCGGTCTGCTGCTGGCGCTGCTGTAGGAGCACGACGATGGCTTTGGCTGATGACGCATTGGCGCTGGCCGGCTTAACCGAAGGCGGCACGGTCTATGGCGGCGGTGGCGGCGGCAAGGGCGGCAAGGGCGGCTCGGCGACCGATTGGAGCAAAGTATCCCAGTTGCTCGGCAATGTTGGCAATGTCGCCAGCAAGGCCGGCACGAGCGACGCCGCCTACGACAAGCGCGGCGGCCAAGGCCCCGGACCCAGCCAGACCGCGACGCAGGGCTTGCCTAACCTGTTGGCCACGCTGCTGCAGATGCACCGCGCGGCGATGCTGTCGCAGGCCACGCCGGCGCCGCTGCAGCCGCGCGCCTCATTGTTGGGATAGCCGATGGTATCGTTGCTCAACGCGGAAGACCCGGTGATGTCGCTGCTGGGCAATATCGCCTCGGGATTTCGCCTCGGCGCGCCGGACACGCCGGTCTACGGCATGACGCCGGAGGGCGCGCCGCTGCCGCCGCGCATGTCGCCGCATCAGCAGCAATCGGCGTTCGACGCGCTGCTGGCCTTCGGCAGCTCAGCGGCCGACGCGGCGGCGCCGCGCTTTGGCCCGGCGCCGACCTTCATGCAGGGGCTCACCGATTCGCTGACGGCGGGGCGGCAGCAGGTGATCAACGAGCAGGCGGCGCAGGCGGCGCAGGCCGACCTGGCCCTGAAACGGCAGATCCTGCAGCAGCAGATGGCCGGCCAGCAGCTGGTCGCGCGGTTCCTGACGCGTGGCCTCGGCGGCCCGCAGGGCGTCACCGACGTGACCACGGAGACGCCGGCGGCGCCCGCCGGCGCGCCGCCTGGTGCCGCGGCACCGCCTGGTGCGCCCGCGACGCCGCCCGGCTACGAGCCGGGGGCGCTGGTGCGCGAGGCGCTCGGCGCGCACGAATCCGGCGCCCGCGGCTACGGCGCGACCAACAGCGCCGGCTACACCGGGCGCTATCAGATCGGCTCGCAGCTCGCCTCCGACGCGGGGTTCTACGCGCCGGCCGAGGGCGAGGACACGGCGGGCAATCAGTGGAGCGGGGCGTTCAAGATCCCCGGCTTCGCCGGGGTGCGCACGCGCGACGATTTCCTGCGAAACCCGGCGGCCCAGGACGCCGCCTACCGGCTCGCCATGGGGCACATGGACAAGCAGCTGAGCGCGCTCGGGGTCTACGACCGCGGCGTCGGCAAGACCATCGGCGGCGTGCCGGTGACCCGTGACGGGCTGCTCGCCGGCGCCTGGCTGGGCGGCCCGGGCGGCGTGAAGCGCTGGATCGACTCCGGCGGCAAGGACGACCCGGCGGACAGCAACGGCACCCGGGTCAGCCAGTGGGTGCGGCTCGGCGCCGGCGCGGTGCCGGCGGTGCGACCCTATGCGGACACCGGCGGCGGCGTGCCGGCGCCCTCGCCGGGCCCCGGCGGCACCGTGGTGCGCGACGTCGACCCGACCGCCATCACCACCGCCACCGCTGA